CCTGGAAGTTTGACTCCTTGGAATTTGGACATATTTTGTCCCCACTGCCTTTTAATAAGAGCAGTAGTATATGGCTTTAAGAATGAATCATTCCATACTCTAGGATAAGATGATGGATCTAATAAAGTAAAGCAATCTATTACCAGATAATCATCAACTGATAAACTACCAAAATCAAGATCCAAATATAATCTATCTTGTCTCTTATTAAATCTTATTTGCTTCTCTGTTGTAAGTAGGAAATTAATATCTTCTAGATATGTCTTTACCATTGCATAAGAAAGAAGTTCAGTAGCACCCCAATAATAAATGTCATTCAAGAATAACTGATACTTCACACTGAACATATTGTTAGTGATAGTATTACTTCCATCAAAATGAAATATCTTAGTAACTCCTATAACTTCTGGAGGAATAGGAAGATAATTACTATTTTCAGTGTAACTAAAACTAGTAGTAACTCCAACTGTTGTGTTTACTGTAGTAGTTGTTATACCTGCTCCACCAGTTGCTTTTCCTCTATCAATATCTGCTTGAGTTATCTTATATTTTCTATATGACTGGTAAACACCATCAAAATGCCTTTCTTGAAAGAACTGAACAGCATCATCTATAATATCTTCTATTTGCTCATCTGCAACATTAATTTCTAGCACAGGAGCACCCAACTGCCTTTTGCAGTAGTTTATAAGTTCCCCTCTCGTACTTGGTTGCGCCATTTATCTACTTTACTAGTATAAGGTTATTTAGGAAGGAGCAGAAGAGATACCTGCTATAACTAACACATCTCCTGATACTATTCTATAAACAGATGAACCTGAACCTATTAAAACATCATATACATATCTTCCTTCTGATAAAGTTCTAGTAGCAGTAGAACCTAATGATAACCTAAACTCTCCACCTTTAGCACTAGTAAAACCAACTTCAAAGGTTTTTATTGCATGTTGAGATGATCCAATTGCTACACTTTTGGCAAGTTGAGCAGAACCACTATATCCAGTAAAATCAAAAGCAGTACCAGAAGTACCAACTACAGTATAGTCAGCATCTAAATCTGCTCCAGTATTAATAGTCAGATTTACACCATAGGCAACACCTGCACTAGGGTCAAAAGTAAGAGTGTTTTTAGCCATTAGATAGTGCTCTTAGTAAAGTTTTAATTTCATTAATATCATCCTTTAAAGATTTCAAATCATCCTCCATATTATCTATTCTATCTTCTCCCTGCTTTCTTTGAGCACGTCTTTTAAGATAGTTAGTATACTCACCAGAATTATTATTCACAATAGCACCTGTGCTATTATCACGAACCAAATCAGAATGTCCTTTTACATTTATATAATCCATATTATGCAAGTGCAAGTACTCTTAAATTTTTCATTCTAGGTGGTTGAGATGAATTAGTTCCAGTTCCTACAAGTTTAATACTAAAGTATCTGAATGTAGGAAGACTTTCCATTGTAAACTCATAATCATTCCAAATTACTTGGTTTGAAGTATATGCTATCACATCAGTCTTAGGAACTAGTTTGTCAGGAAGTCCATCATTCTTATATGGATCTACTACTTGTCCAGTACTAAGTAGATTCTTATATCCAGGGAATGGTCTATAGACCAATTCTTCATTAGGATCATTAGTAATAGCATAGAATGCTCTAATATCAGAACTTACATTTACATGTCCTTCTAAATGAATTTTAATAGAAGTTGCACCATCTTTTAATTGAACTGGTTTAGAAGCATAAACAAAAGCATCAGGATCATCCAATAAATTATTAACTCTATTATCAGTAATATAATTTGTTATTGGTTGATTTACCCTATTAGAAGTGAAAATAACACCTACTCTATCTAAATCAACAACTGGAGAAGTCCAAGGTGAACTACTTTCTAGATTTAGATTCATAGTGAATGATCTATTATCTGGTAAACTAGTTAATAATGATGTTTCATTAATTCTAGAAGCAACCACTCTAGGACTAGACATAAAGTTATTACTCAATAAACTAACATCTTCATAACCTTGATCTACGAATGATGTTTCAGAACCATCCACACTAGTTCCACTAACTGTTCTAATTGAAGCAGTAACATTAGTATTAGTTGGAGTAATATTTTGAACAATTGGTCTAACAACATCAAATGGTATATTCTTAGAACCTTTAATATTCACTCCACCTGCAGACTTAGTATCCTTAAAGTGTAATATTGGGAAACTTGTTCCAACTGATCTATTCACACCATTAGTAGACATATCAACCTTAACATTATAATGATCTAACCCTATAGGATCAGTCACAGTGGCATTTGTTATATTATGATTTGTATTAATTCTTCTCAAAGAAACTCCATTTAACTCATATTTCTCAACTTCACCCCAACCAATATTATGACTAGCAGCTATAGTAGAATCTACTCCTCTAGTAACACCAGTTAATGTATTATTATTAACTCCACTATAGGAAATAATTTCAGCACCAATTTTAGCATATCCAAGGTTGGTAGAACCAACACCAACACTCTCAAATTCAGTAAAGTTTGTTGCATCCTCTATTTCAATAGACTGTTCGCTATTACTATAATCTTGAGATAATTTAACTGTTGGAATATCTGAATGAACACGATCAAGAGTAACTACATTAGTAGTTGCGTGCATTCCATGATTCTTCTGATTAATCTTAATATGATTACCATCAGTAACAGTTTCTGGTGTTCCTGATAACCATACATTACCACCAGCACTAGCATTAAGGAAAGTTGTTATACCAGCACTATTAATATATTGGAATCTATACTGAGTACCTACTCCTGAGCTAAATTCACCTTGCACATTATCAAGAACCCATTCATTAGTTCCAGTAAGTGTAGCAATAGAGAATTGCATTCCACTACCAAGAGAGTTAATACCAACAGAAGATATTCCAACTACATCACCTAATACATATCCAGTACCACCACTTGCCATAGTTGCTGCAACTGCTACTCCATTAGTTACTGTTATATTAACAGTACCATTTTTACCAGTACCAGTAATTGCATTAAGATTGACTCCAGAATATACCTGACTTCCAGAAGAAGGAGTATACCCAAAACCAGCATTAGTAATGGTTAAATTGCCAGTTGCTGTTCCACCAGAACCAACATAATTTCCACTAGCATTAGTACCCAGTTGAATAACAGTATTACCTAAATTAATTCCAGTATCAGATATTACAGTATTAAATCCTACTCTTATCTTATTAGAAGAAATCTGTGCAGAATTCTTACGTAATTTAAATATATCATCAGAGTAAGTTAATAGTGATGGGTTGTGGAAATTAATATTTCCAGATGTTTTACTAAACTGTGCTCTCCAAAGATTAAATTTCAAATCTTCATACTGACTTGGATTCCATGTTTCTCCATTTTGAGACTTAAATAATGAACCAAGAGTTGGTTGAGAAGATACTAAAATTTGCTCATCTTGAGGACTATTAACTGTTTGTATATCAATTTCACCCATTCTAGATATCCATGCCATGTAATTAGGACTTACTGACATCAATACTAATGCATAAGTTTCACCTGGTGATAAGTAAACTGGAGATGAGAATACTGCACTTGTGGGAATGCTTGCATCATCTGAAACATTAACATATCCAGGTTGAAGAACTACCTCACCAAAAGGAATTACTTCCTTAGTAGGAACTCCAAGTTTAACTGTTCTCAACTGAACAATTAAAGGTAACAATTCATCCTTTGCTTGAAGGAATACATCTGCTTGAGTGATGTATACCCCATTAGTATTTTCTACAAAGAATGATTGTGCTAGAGGGTCTGTTTCATTTTCACAAATCCAATAAGCATCATCACCAAATTCATCAAATGTATTAGTATAAGTTCCTGCTGCTTTTGATGTACCTTCCTGAGAAACAC